ATGAATAAAAGGGCGAACTTAATCGCCCCTTTATATAAGTTAGTATTAGTCGATAGTGTAGATTGCTTTTACCATAGCATCATCTCTAAGAACTTGTCTACCATACACATGAAGACCTCTTACGATATCACCGAAAGTATCGGTATCTCTTAGAGTCTCAATGTTAAGTATTGATTGAGCAGTTGCTGTAGATGAAATATGTCCACCTAAACATTGACCAGTTGCGTTACTAGTTGCCGGTACGTTAGAAGATTTGTACATAGAAAATCCTCTGATTTGACCAGAAGCTACTAGTCCGTTTCTTACACCTCCGTCACCTTGGTTAAAGTCAGATGACATTAGTTTTGAATCGGTATCAGCTAGTTCTTCATAGAACTCTGGTTTAGCCACGAACCATCTACCTTCTTCTGGTACAGATGAATCATCTAATAATCTAGCCATTCTAGCCATGATTTTTAGAGGGCTAACTTCAGAACTACCATTACCCATATCGATTGGGTCAGTAGTTGCTAATGAAGCTGCTGCTGCGTTTGCAGTATCTCCACCTAATTGATGGTCTGGAGAAGAAGTCGATACTCCTGCAAACATTGCAGTTAGTACTTCTGAATCCATAGTATCTTTTAGTGTGTATGCTGCACTAGACGCACCTACTGACGCAAAGTTAATGTGAGATAATTTCTCTTCGATATCATCTACAATAAATTTGAATGAGTTAGCTTTGTCAACGACAAGTGTTAACTCTTGGTCAGTTAAGTATTGTTTAGTCGTAGAAGCTGCTCTTGTGTAAGCCGCTACTGTGATTGTTGGTTCTTTGATGATTTTTACAGTATCACCAAATGCAGCAATCTCACCTGCATAGTCGGTGTTAGTTATTGCTTCGATTACAGAAGATTTTCTGAAGAAGTTTTGAATCTTCTTCGAAAAGATTTCTGGTACGAAGAACTCATTAGTCTGACCGGAAGTACTTGCATTAAAGTTATTGTTTGCAGCACCACCGGCATTTTGAAATACAGCCATTGTATTCTCCCTTATTAATTAAAAGTTAATGTGATGACTATATCTTATATAAGTATTTAGTAAGTTGGGTTACCAGAACCTGCGTATTTACGATTGCCCATATCATTTACGACACGACCATCTCGCATAGCATCAGTTATGGAACTCTCATTCTTATCAAATTCAGATTGAGACATAGCCGCTATTTGAGAACGAGTCCAAATTTTTTTCGAACCATATCCGATTTCTTTACTGTTCTTCACTTTTATCATTTCAGAAGCAGAAACTAAATCGCCAGATGTTTCTTTTAATTTTGACTTGCCGGTATCTTGTTTAAAAAGGTCTATTGCTCTTGAAGCCAATTCAGCATTTGAATTGTTTCCGTACACCCATCCTTTTATTTCTTCGGGTTGACTTTCAGCCCAACCATGGAAATCATCTGACTCACGAATTTCTTCCCAGTCTGGATGCATCCTTGCTAGTTTGGCTTCGGCTTTCTCTTTACTAATTTGTTGATTTAATGAACGAAGTGAATTTACTTCTTTCTTTACATCTTCTAGTTCTTGAGAAGTCCTTAAATGAGCTACTGATTCAACAACATCATAAACATCGGGATATTCTTTTTTAAAATTTTGAAGGTCTTCCGTACTTTTAGGAGCTTTATATTTTGGTCTGTTAGACCTAGCTTCTGCTAAAAGTTCTTCTTCCCTTTGTTTAAAAGAATTAACTCGAGTATCATAATGCTTTTTTAAATCATCATATCTCTTTTTGTAGTCAACCTTTTTATAAGGTTGGTCAGCTTGTTCTTCCGGAGTGTCCTCTTGTTCTAATTGTTCTTGTGAGTCCACAACAACTTTAGGAGGGTCTTTCTTAACCGCTATTGTATTTGCATCAGCGAAGGGCTTAGATGCATTTTCATTTTGTTGGTCATAATCAATATAATCTTTTTTCATATTATAAGGATTAGCTTCGTTGCTTTCACTTTTTTGAGAAGTAGCTTTATTTAATAAAGTGTTCTCATTACTTTCAACCATTTTTAATCACCTTTCTTTTAGTTAATTGGGGTTTTACGTTATTGTAAAAGTAGCCGATATAGAGTGCCTAGGTGATTACCCGGGTAGCTCTATAGTGGTACGGATAATAATCCGCCTTTAGACATCATGGGTTGGTCCGGTGCAGTTTGATTTGCATCTTGAACTCCCATATCTCTATCATATTCATCTTCTGCTTTTCTCATCATTTTTCTTAATCTGTCAACGCCAATCTGTTTTACGGATTTAGCAGTAAAAACAAACTCTCCATCTGATAACATTGCAGGAATTGAATCTGATGTTCCTGTTCCCGGTCCATCAACTTCGCCTTCACCGGTAAACTCTTTCATAGACATCTTAGAAATAATATCCATTAATCTTGGATACTCTTCTAGTGCTTGTTCTAAAACTTGTTCTTCATCTGATGTTAGTACAGAAGTATCTATTGTTGCTTCTGTTTCAACATCGTCTCCCGACATCATTGCTGTTTCCATTTGCATCGAGACATCGGGTTGTAATTCTTCTATTTGCATTGGTTCATCATTTACTTCGCCACCTTCAGCGTAAGCTTGATACCCAACATCTTCTATTCTTCCTAATCTTGGGTCTCCCCCCATTAAACCACCAGTAGCCATTTGTGTTACATTTTGTTTATTCATTTTAATTTTGTTTAACATTGGCATACCGATATATGTGGCAATGGTTTCATCGTCAGCTCCATTCTGTTTCATTTTACTGTAAACAGATAAAGCTTTGTTGTATTCTTTTTTATCGTCAGTTACGACATCACCTTCTTGATACCTAGCTCTTTCGGGTGAGAATAATCTTTTAGGTGTACCTTCTCTTGCACTTTGTGGTGTACTAACATCATACAATCCCATACGAGGACTAGTCTCCGTTGAAGGAGTAAGAAATGTATTCATTTGATTTTTTAATTTTTCAGTTGCCATATTATTTTCCTGCCGGACCTTTACTTTGTCCTATGACTTGTTTTTTTAAATTAGTAGTAATTTTAGACCATTGCTGTTTCTTCTTTTTTGCTTCACTTGCACCCATACCAAGACTAACTCCTTTTTTAAGTTTTTCTTTTTTGTAAATATTTGTATAATGTTTTTTCATAGAAGCAGAAGCATTTATTAACTCATTAAATATTTTATTATAATCAGTCGCCATTATACATTAAATCCTTTATTACCTTTTTTAATAGCTTTTTTTATTAAACTATCAAAACTATGTTTAGTTTTTTTAGGGTACATAGGTTTCATAGATTGTTTTTTAAAATATCGAGCTTCATTAGAAACAGGGTCAGTTATTACAACTTTTAAATCTTCTCTTTTTGCATTACGATTTACACTTATATCACTACTTGATTTTCCATCTTTACTAAAATGTCTAGTTATACTACCAGTTCCTGTTTGATTACCTATCATATGTGATTTAGTTTTTGTATCATAACTATAATCATATGAACCACCCGGAGAACTAAAACTTTTATTATCTCGTATACTAAGGAATCTTTTTTTCTCGCCCATGTTTACCTATTTCTTCTTACCTTTTTTGTACATCATGCCACCCATGTTCATTTTCTTTTTACCTTTAGCCATACCACCATACATCATAGCAGCTCTGCCCGGTGACTTAGAACCTTTAGTAACTTGTTTATCCATTTTCATTTTAGATTCTAAAATTTTAATAGGACCAGTATATGAACCAAAACCCGGAATCTTAATTGTCTTTACTTCTATTTTTTTGTAACTTTCTCCTGCCATTGTTTACTCCTTATATGATTTAAGTGTTTCGGGTAACTTAACTAGTTGCTCCAGTAAAGTCCATTTCCCTTGGTTGCGGAACACCGCCTGTTCCGATTGTCCCATTGCCAACTCCCGAGTTGTCTGGTTCTGGAGTTGTATTAGGTATTCCTTCAGGTGCAGCCATTGGGGACTGCTCACTACCTGTTGGAGCTTGTGTATTTGGTTGTTGTCTAGCATTTTGTAATCCTATTATCTTAGCATATATCTCTGCTTCATTAGGGTCGTTAATGACTGCTTCGGGGTCAAGGTCTAATGTATATGCCAGTTCTTTTATTAGTTCTGGAATCTTTACGAAAGGTGCTATCGCAGGATTCTGTACACTTTGTAAGAACATGGTTAAACGTTGTGACCTAACTTCTTTTTGCATTAAGCTTGAAGTACCTGTTGCTTTTACTTCTAGGTCACCTTCTATATTTAAGTCACCTTCATAGAATTGCATATTCCATTGAAAGTACGCTTCGCCCAAAGGTTTCAACATAAAATCATCTAAGTTTTTGACAACTGTTTTTATATTTAAGTTTGCCGCAGATAATAACATTGACATACCAGA